ATAACGTACTTTAAATGTTGCACTAACATTACCTTCATTTTGATAGTTCCAAATAACTCTTTGTAAACTTTTTCTAATACCCGGATCTCCCATAGTCATATCAGGAGTTCTATAGAAAGCATTAATATTTGCACTTTCAGAAGCTCGGGTAAATACATTTCCTGATTCTTGTTTATAAACGTAGCCATCATATCCACCTGATACAACATTTTCTACACCACTAATAAATCCTGAATCACAGGAAGAAACTTTTAAACCTCGTAATTGAGAATATTCAAATCCTAGACCACCCGTATTAGGATTAATTTTAATAACTGCAGCTAAACCTTCAGCAGCATTTTCTGATTGATCAACACTAGTTGGGTAGAATAATCTATATTGTGATTTTTCTCTAATAATTAATGAATTAATATTATGCCGAGTAATGTCATCAATAATTTCTTGAATTTGTTTTGAGATAGTACCCAACTCAACGTCACCAATTTTATCAGTACCAGCAACAGTTCTCAATCCATCAGGAGCTAAGAATATAACATCTCCTGCAAATTCTTGAATACTTCGACCGTCAACACAACCAATTTTTCTAGTAACAGGTTGTAATTGGAAATCAGCAGAAGAACTTCCTACTAGTTTAAATATTTCATCTGTACAAAATATAAATAAACTATCACGGAATACTTTAAGTCCTACTACTGTAGAATCAACTTTTATTTCTCCACCACCACTAGCTGTTGTAAAATCATTGGTTTCAAATGGAGCCATAAATTTTATAGATTGAGGATTACTAGAATCTCCTGAAAAAAATATATGGTTTTTAAATATTTCTACAAACCTAAAATTAGCACTACCTGTAGCATTAACATTAGTTACTGTATAGCTAGTGTCTACTATCCTTGGTGTAGATGTTCCTGAACAAATAACAATCTTTTCAGTTCCATCAAAATCGAATATTTTAAACTCATAGTTATTAGTAGGTGTGCCTAGACCTGTAATTAAAGATGTCCAACTACCTGATCCTGATGCTGCACGATGGATGCTACCACCTCTACCCGCTAATACAACATCATTAAATACAGCAGACATAACAACACGTTCTGTTGATGCAGATACTTGTGGTACAATATTATCATTAAATTTAGTTGTACCTAATATTTTTTTATATCCACCTTTAATGTCTGGTTCAAAGTTTGTAAGTTCTAATGCTTCTCCGGGTTGCATAGAGAATACATCTTTATTGAGAACTAAACCTCCACCAAGACTTGTAACAAAAGGATTTATTTGAGAAGTATTTGGCATTACATATCTGAATATCTAAGATTCACCCTTTTATCAGTCATGTATTCCTCTTTATTTATTAAATCTGATCTTAATCTTTTTAAACCATCTTCATACTCTCTATTAGCAATCATGGCATGTTCAGGATCTGATCTTAAATTATAAGTATAGTATCTAGCTCTTGCTACTACTAAATCAGAATATCTATCTTCTAAATCTGGTGTATCATCGTATGCAGATAGTTCTGTGTGTAACTTCCAATATTCAAAAGTAACTCTATAATTATCAGAGTCTGGAACTGGGCTTACACCTAATTGACCACTTTGTGTTTTATAAATATATATTGGAGATGCAAATTGATCTGTATTATTTTGTAAATCAATAGTGCTGTACCTATTAAACCAATCTTCATAAGTAAGATATCGTAAATATTTAACTTCTGTATTTTCTGATGCTCTTACAAAATCTATATCTAAATTATCAGATGATGTATTGGCAATACCAATATAAGTAGTAGATGCTGTAGCTGTAAATGTTTTATGTAAATATTTGCCATTACCTGTGTCTGTTACAGTCAATGTCTCTGATAGTATTTCTGTTCCACCTGATGTAGTTCCTACTTTAACAGTAACACTACTTCCTGATGCACTAGAGTCTAATAAACGTACACTTAAATTATAATCTTTATTTTTTACTGTTGATACAGATTGAGTAACTTCTGATGCATTTAATTGAAGTCTACCATTACCTGTAGAAACATAAGATGGGCTTCCTGATACTGTTGTCCAATTAGATATATTAGATGTAAATTCAGGATTAGTAATTATTTCATTTGGAGTAAGTCTAAATGTATCCCAATCTATTTTTCTCCATGCTATATCTCCTGTTTGAGGAGAATCAGTAGAAGGTAAATCATATACTCTTTGACCACCTTTAGTAACAATATATGTTTCTTTATGTAAGCTAGGTACTTCTTCTAAAGAATTATATATATCATGTAAGGATCTATTGACAAAATTCTTAACAGAAGTTTGTATACCTCTAGCACTAGCAAAATCAGATGAAGTTAAAGATACTTCATTTAAATCATTTAGTACTCTATTACATAATGTTAAATATGTTGCCACTCTATACTCCTAATTTTGTGTTGTGTAACTTATCTATCTCTTGTTGAGTCATGCATAACACGGCACTATGTTCTATTGACTCTACAGGAAATTGTCTTTCAATTGATTGTTTTAAATTTTCTTTACTTGTTTTTATATACATATCACAAGTTTGAATTTCTAAAAATGCTTCGTACTTATATACAAATACTTTTGGTGAGGGTTCTCCTACAAGTAGTATAATCAATACGATAAAAAACTTCATGTTAAAAAGGGGGGCATTAAACCCCCCTTAGTAGTATTATGCAAATGTAGATGTTTGTGAATCACTATCTGTTAGTGTTCCACCTGCATCTAATGACATTACACAAGCCCATACTCTTACTTTAGCATCGATTGCACCAGTACCAATTGTTAGTCTGATTGCATCTGCTGATGAGTAAGCATAGTTAGCATCAAGAGTAGTCATCTGACCTGCTGCTGCAACTGTTGCTGCTGCTGCATATTGATCAGCGTCTACACTGTCACCAACTGCGATAGTACCTGAGTTACCTGCACCATCGGCTGTTAACACATCAACACCTGCTGCTAAAACAAGTGAGTTAGCAGGGATTGGTAATACATCAAAAGTATCATTTGCTGCATTTGTAGTAGAAGAAAAGTCTACTACATCTGATATCACTCTTGGAATACTAGATCCACTTTTTGCAGGGATGTTAGTAGAAGTGATATTACTATTATAAGCTGCCATAGTATTATTTCTCCTTTATTAGTCTATTAAAATATGCTCTAAAACTAAAGCATTGTCTCTTAGTACTTTTCTACCAAATACATGCAATCCTCTAACGATATCTGCAAAGCTATCTGGGTCTCTCATGACTTCTGTCTTAGCAATAGCAGAAGCTGTTGCTGTAGATGACATGTGTCCTGATAGTACTTTGTAGTAGTTAGATGAAGAAGAAGCAGCAAAGTTGTTAGTCATGTAAACTTCAAAGTTTAGAATTTTACCTGAATGTACTTTACCATTTCTTAATGGAGCTGCATTACCTGTAGTGTCATCCATAAGTTTTGAAGAAGTTTGGTGTAACTGCTCATAAAACTCAGGGGATGCTACGAACCAACGGTTCTCCTCTGGAACGTCATTTGCGTGTAATCTTTTAGCATGGTTAGCCATAAGATTTACAGGATCGATTTCAGATGTACCAAAACCAATGTCTTGTCCTGAACCATCAGAACCGACAGTTGTTCCTGCACCTGCAACCATAGCTGCAATTACGTTCTTGTCATATTCGTTTTTCAACGCATAAGCACCAGATGAAGTCGCTAAAGATTCCCAGTTTACGTGAGATTGACGCTCTTCAATATCATCAACTTTAAAAGCAAACGAATTTGCTTGGTCAACAATAAGCTGTAACTGATCGTCAGCAATATCTTGGGTGTTAATTGTAGCACCTCTTGTATATGCTTGTACAGTGATTGTTGGCTCTTTAATGATATTAACAGTATCGCCAAAGTTTTCGATCTCACCTGCATAGTCAGTATTGGTAATAGCCTCTACTACTGATGCAGTTCTGAAGAACTTTTGGACTTTCTGGCTGTAAATTACTGGTAACCAATTACCTGATGGTAAATTGCCATATCCAGCAGATTTTGAAATAGCCATTATATTGTCC